CGACGGCAGGTAGCATGTCCATTATAGTCCCAACAACGGTAACCATAGAGACTGCGTCCAGTAGAGTCTTTGATTCGTCAGTCATGTCAGCACTTCCACGCGCGAAGAGACTTGTTGATACGGCTGTTCGGGTCGTTAGCGGTCTTAGAGCTCGTCAGCTTCTTCTTCATCCCAGACATCCGGGCGCAGAATGACTTCTTGCGCGAACCGCCTTCAGGCTGCGGGGCCTTGAGCCCCGGCTTCCCCGGATTGGCTTTGTTGTAAGATGCACGCCCCTTGGCGTTCAGCCCGCCCTTTTCGGACTTGCCTTCCTTACGTTGCCAAGCCGGGGTCTTAGCCATTAGCAGATTTTCCCTTTGGTGTGGCCCTTCTTGGCAATGCCGTCGCCACGGGTGACGGAGCCGCCCTTGGCGTAGTCGCGGCCCGGATTAGCTGCCGCCCGGAAAGGAGACTTGATAAAGTCCCCCAAGGCATTTGCACCCCGACGCAGACCTTCTCTCATGCCAGTTTTTGCAGCGCGGGCCGACTCTGAACCAACGCGCATACCCGAAGCGGGCTTTTTAGTTGGAGTTTCGGCCTTCTTGACCGGGGCTTCAGCCTTCTTGACCGGGGCTTCAGCCTTCTTGACCGGGGCTTCAGCCTTTTTGGTCGGAGCAGCGGCGCGGGGCTTCGGTTTGGGCTTCGCCGTGCTAGCGGCTTCGCGGGCGCGGACAGCAGCAAGGTTGGCGTCCATCAGCTCTTTGTCGGTCAGGGCACGACGCAGGTCAGTATCAATGCTCGGCATACCAAGGCTCAGCCCGCTGGTGTCAGCGCCGCCCACAACGAGGTCACCATCAGCGTAGCGCTTGACCTTGCCGCCCTTGGCGTACTTCTTCACGGCCTTCAGGTCTTCGGCATTTTTCTTGGACATGCGGTTACCTGAAGCGATGGCATCGCCAACTGACGGGCGGGTGCTCCGCGTAGCGGGCATGAGCTTTTTGGTTTCTTTACCAACCTGACGCGAGACACGGTTGCCCGACTCCATCGACTCCTTCATCGACGGCATACCGCCCGAGCCGAACTTGCGCTTCTTCATCATACAAACCGTCCCTTCGTCTTACCCTTGGTGGCACAACCGTCGGCGCGCTTGGAAGCGGTACCGCCCTTGGCCATCTTCTTGACCGCGCCGCCTTTCTTCATCATCATCGCCTTACTTGGGTCAACCGGAGCCATCCCTGCCGGGGGCGGCCCCTCGGGAACATTCATCCTTGGCATGCGATCAATAAAGCCCCGATCAACCGGAGCCATACCCGGTCGCTGTCCGATGCGGCCAAGTGCTGCGCCAATCCCTCCGCTCATTGGCATCTGCGGCTGCGCCCGTTGCTGTGCCGCTATCTGGCGACCCATACTGGCAAACTTACGGCGGTTCATCATGCTACACTCCTATTCGGAACAACCATCGGGTAGAGTACGTCGCGCCCGTAATCGCCAACATACTCCTGCACACCCATGTGACCCAGCGCGATGCTAGGGTCGACCCACACCTCGAAGCCCAGCTCGCGGGTGCGGTCGCAGAAGAGGTAATCCTCTCCCATGTAACCTTCTTCGGTCAGCTGGAAGTCAAACAAGCACGGGATCATGCGGTCCGTCTTCTTGTCGTAGTAGGTCCACTCAGGGTGGGCCTTGGTCATCTCGACAAACACCTCACGGCGCACCAGCATAAACGCCGTGGCGACACGCTCAGCACGAACCAGACCCATACCGTTCATGGTCAGGTCACCGTTTTCGTCGTACTCAAGGTTGGCAATGTAGGTCTTGGTCTCGCTGCGGGTGCGCGGGACACCAGCGACGATGCCTTTTTTGGGGTCGGAACCCCACGCCATCAGGCGGAAGATGTCGTCAGGCTCGAAGTTGATATCCGAGTCGATAAACATCAGGTAGTCGCAGTTGGACTCCAGCATGTCCTGCGACAGCAGGTTGCGCGCCCGAGAGACCACTGAGCAGCCGCAGATGGAGCCAATCTGAATCTCGATGCCGTGTTGCGGGGCCGCCTGCGCGAAGCGCGCAAGGGAGATGGCCAACTTCAAGGACACCTTGAAGTCGTAGGCCGGCAGAGCAATGAAGATGCTCTTCCCGGCTAGATCATAACTGCGCTGTGCCTGCATAGGTCACCCGTAGAAAACAGTGGCAGTTAGGTTAGCATCCAACCCTACATAAATCCCATTTTCAGCTAGAATGCCTTCGCCGGGAACAAGTATAGAGTAAGCAACAGCGTTATAGCTGTCGGCTTCCAACAATACAGTTAGGTAGGCCGTTACGTTACCTGTACCAGACGCCGCCGTAGTAACCGTAAAGGTGGTGGCATTAGCAGTAAGTACCGTATACGCGCCGTCCACAGCGGTACCACTAGTAAAATTCAAAACTACTCGATCACCCGCAGCCAAGGTATTTGCTACCGTAACTGTTAGTGTGGTTGAGGTAATGCTGTACGTACCCGCTTGCGGGTCGTTGTCCATAAAAAGGACGTGCCTTGCTGCCGCAGTCGCGTTTGCGGAAACAATAGCCCCCTTCAGACGGGTGCGGGAACCGTACGCAACACCTGAGCTAGTTAGGTGTTTGGATTTGACATCATATTGCATACCCATCGGATTTCTCCTTCTTAGAGGTTACCGATTAAGCGTTAACAGTTGCGCCGTTGTTCGACAGAACCATCCAGCCCAGCGTGGTGAAGTACTGGAGGATAACCGAGTCACCCACGTCACCGAACACAATGGTCGAGAAACCGGTCTTGGTGGTCGGGGTCAGAGTCGCATCGCCGCCGCCATCAACGGTCATGACTAGATTCAGAATCTGACCAGCAGTGCCGTTGGCAAGCGTCAGCGCGGCAGCGCCAGCGCCCGTCGAAATCTGAACCGAAGCTGCGGTGACCGGGACAGCACCAGCGCCCGAGCGGGTCGTAACGGTGCCAAAGACGATGCCAGTGAGGTTGCCAGTGACGTTGCCAGTGACGTTGCCAGTGATGTTGCCGGTGAAATCGCCAACGAAACCGTTCTGCGAGATTACTGGACCCGAAAATGTCGTATTCGCCATGATTTATCTCCGTGTAGTAGCACATACCCATGTCGTCGCTACTACGTCTGCTAGGACAGTCGACACGGGTTAAATACCTAGTGACGTACTTGTATCACGCTATTAGCACAAAGAAAAGACCCCCCGACTCTCGCCGGGGGGTCTCAAAGTCCTAAACTTCCCTAGGACTTAGCTTAGGCAGCGCCTACCGAACCATACATGCCCAGCGGGTCAGACCAGCCGAACGAGTAACGCTCACGGCTCTTGTAACGGACGTTGCCGGTGTCGAAGTCGCCGTCCATGCTCTGAGCGAGCGGGGTACGGACGAAGTGCTTCAGACCATTCGGAACATCGGTCGTCAGGAACCAAGCATCGGTGTCGGTCAGGAAGTGGTTAACAGTGTAACCCTCCGGGATCGAGCCGTTGCTCTTGATGGCGTTGATGTCGTTGTCGGCGGTCGACACGCGGAGTTCAGTCTCCAGCAGTCGGGTCGCAACGAACATCAGGCTCGGCGGAACCACCAGCTTACGCGGCTTAGCCGCGATGAGCAGGCCACGTTCATCCGTCCACGCAGCGATCTGAATGACAGCCGCTTCAAGCGACGTTTCGTTCAGGTCAGCTGGCGTGCTGGGGATGTTCGAGTTGGTACCACCGGAGACCAGCGGGTGAGCGCTCGAAAACAGCGGCTGACCGTCACCACCGGGGTAGTCCGAGTCAAAACCGTTGTTCAAGACCGCAGCAGCCTTGGTCTGCTTGGTGTACGCCATGGCACGGGCCAACGCTTTGGTATAACGAGCCGAGAGGCTGTCATACAGGTTGTCTTCGATGGCTTCTTCCGTGAGCGAGAACCCGAGGGCAATCGTCTCATGGTTGTAGCGAGCCGTGAAGACTTCCTGAGCGTTGTCATAAGCAATGGCAGAACCTTCGTTCTTAACCGGAGCAGCCGAGAAGCCCGACAGCTTGGTTTCTTCTTCGAACGAACGCTCAGAGCTTTCAGTCTCGAAGATTTGCTTATGCTCTTCGCCATAGCGGGCGTATTCCAGACCGAACAGGGCGTTCAGGCCGGGCAGGAGCTCCTTGAGGAGCTGTGCGCGTGAAATAGCCATTGTTCAGTCTCCTTATGCGAGGCCAGTGGGGTTCAGGTACTGATGCATACCCTGATTCCACTTGACGATAACTTCGGTGTAAGAACCGGGGTTACCCGCCAGAGCGGTTTCG